TGAGCGTAGCGTAAACTACGTCCTGTATACCGATTGCGCCTTTAAGTGTAGTAACAGCCATTTAATTCTCCTTTAGGCGTTATCGTCCCACAAGGGGCGACTAAATCTCATACTCCGATGTCTGATTGACGCATCGGGATCGGGAACTAATTCATTGTATTCGCATGACCAATACGCATCTCTAAAAGCATTGCAAATCGCAGTAGCTATAGGCGTCGGCGTATCGTCTTTTATGAATACATCTATTTTCGTAACAGCATGGCTTCCCCTTGGTTTGTTGTCTTGGAAGTTAATGTCGTTTTGCGTGTCGTCAAAAATTATGCTAGGGAATTGCGTTACGGCATCAGGCCAAACAGAATAGATATTATCAGTTGGGACTAGATTGGTTATTGCGGCAGTGGTTGTGAGAAGTGAATATACTTGCGATCCAACATCGAACATTATTCGCCACCATCTATTTCAGTATCTACCGATCTTCCACTAATCGCACTAACTATTATTTCTTTTATCTTTTGCTTGTTAACTTCAAGCGATGGTCTAAGCCACGGGCGAGGTGCCATCTTACTAGTCCCTAGCTCCAAGAATTTACCGTAAAGTAGATTCGTGCCAACCTTGCCAACTACCGTACTTCCATCTTGTTCTACGTCATGCGTAATTGACTGTCTGAGTCTTCCAGTATCTACTGCCGGATATGCACCTTCTTGCGATGCGTAATGCGTCCTTCGCCCGCCCTGCCTTGGATATGCCTTATCTGGATCGGTTTCAGTATCAGTCATTCCACGCTTAGCCGTAGTCTCAATTAAGTTTAATGCTTGTACAACACTTTTCCCAAGATTGGTATGGACAACTTGCGACCTACGCCTCATCTCCGCCTGGAACTCTTCAACGGTCATGCTATTGTCCTTGGACTGGGAGTAGAATGTACTCTCCGTGCGACTCCCAATTATTTATGCCGCGAATATCGTAAACCGTATCATAATCGACTCTCGCCCTATTGCCTAATTTGAAATAACTATTATTATTAAAATCGTAGATCACTTTAGCATCTTGCGATAATGTTGACAATCCCCATTGCTTTAATTGGGCTTCATTCAGCGACTTAGGTTGGACATCGCACGTAACCGTAGCATTAGCAGCGCCGCCCGTTGTATACGCCCATACCTTCTTTACTGTGCCATCGCCAGTTTTAGTAATAGTAGGTACAAAAATCTCCACGGTTGAACGGATCATTCAAAATATCCATTGACCATGAGCTGGCCCCTGATTTCCTGCGAAGCCGTAGCCGTTCCGAGAATGACTTTTGCAACCAGCGAGAAGTATTCGCCACCATGAACCACAAGAGGAACATCATAGTTACGATCAATCGTATTAGCCTGAGCGCCAACCAATGCGCCGACTGTCCATGAAGTAATGCCAAGTGGAACGATACGACGGATCTTGACGCCGACTAAATCTTCCGTACCCGCGAGAGTATCGGCAGTCGAACCAACCGCGACGGCCCACTGAATTGTGGTGGGAGTGGTTCCTACCGCCGCGCCCTGATTGAAGGCATCCAAGGCACACCCGCGAACCACAAGGGTAGAACCAACCGGCACAAGATATTTCATAATATGAAAATCAGTATCCGCACCCGCAGGAGCACCAAAACGGAACTGCCCGCCCAAGCCGGTAAATGATCCAGAAGTATTGGAAAGAGAACCAGCCGCTATTGCAGTTATCGCACCGCTATTTGCCCAGTTCGCAGTCTGTCCAGCCGCAGCGCCAGAAGGAATCTGGTATGATCCATTACCCATCCCTGACTTCTGCGTAGGCCAAAGCCTATTGAGATCGCTGCCACCCATGCTTGCTTGCCATGCCGAAAGTTGGAGCTTTATAGCAGCCGCAGGAATAACCGCACCATTGTATGTTCTGGCCGCAAGCTGGCACTGCTGCAATGCCATGGGGCCAAACAAAGTAGATGGGACATCCAGTTTGCCTAGCAGTGAATTGTTAACCCAAAAATAAACCGTACCAGCGGTAATCTCAATTATCGTATCGTGAACGTCGCCAGCAGTTGGCAATGTCCCTAGCGAGACATAAGATTCATTAGAGTTATTACAAATTACACCATAGAACTCACCGTTTCTAATCCTGAAAAATACGCCATCGGTAATTGCGGCAATAGCCGTACTTGCGTTGAAGAATCCCCATTCGGCATACCAGTTTGCTATGGGCTCAAGCGACCAAGACACGTTGAACTCACCATAGAGCGCATGAGCTTTGAACCATGGGAACGTTCTTGATGTTCTAATCATCGATCCAGAATTAGCAGTAGTAAGACCGGAACTATTAAGCTCATACCTATTTGAACCAACTACGACAGTCTGCGAAGCTGAAACCCTGGTACTAAGAATAGATGAATTGAGCGTAGTTCCAGTTGCATAGTCGGCGAATAATAAAGAATCGGCTTCGGTGCGCACCCTATAATCATCGCTAACTTCAAGCTCGCGCATTACCCTGGTTCCGTTGGGCAACACGCCCTTTTCGGAAACCATACCCGCGAATCCAGCATCGGTAGAAGTTTGGGTCAGCGCTACTTTAGCCTCATGATCGGTATTTATTGCAAGCCCATTCAGGTCGCCACTACTATTATCAGTTATTTGGATTGACATTTTATCTCCTTACGTTCCACTCACGATACAACGGAAAGTATATGTACCAGCAGCTCTAGTCGGGGAATATCCAGTTATTACGAATCCTACTCCAGCAGTTCTGGAAGTCTCACGGATTTTCATATCTTGAATCAAAACTTCTTCGAGCTTGTTTGTAAAATCAACTTGTAAAACTTTGGTCAATGTCATGCCGCTAAATGTAATCGTAGCCGATGCTGTATTTTTACCAGTGCCAAAATCTAGCGTACCATCGAATGTATCTGCCACCCAACTCTCCCCGGCAGGGCCTTGAATCCCCTGTATGCCTTGTATCCCTTGAACGCCCTGCGCTCCCGTATCACCTTTTGCGCCAGTTAAACCGATTGGGCCTTGAGAACCAGTGTCGCCCTTAACACCTTGGATACCCTGTATTCCTTGGTCGCCCTTGGCACCAGTATCGCCGGTATCACCTTTGTCGCCTTGAACGCCCTGAATGCCTTGAGGCCCTTGTGATCCGGTATCACCCTTCGCGCCGGTTGATCCGGTCGCACCAGTTAATCCTATAGGCCCTTGTGGGCCGGTCGCTCCGGTCGCTCCTGTATCACCCTTCGGGCCTTGTGGCCCTATCGGAGCAAGCTCGGGCACAATTACAAGTTGCACCGGAGAAGTAACCGCCAAATCAATCGGAATAGGATCAGTTATGTCTAGTTCAATATCGCTAGCCATTAGGAGTCACCATTACGCTAGATGCGATCAAAGTACGGCGATTAAGTGAAATGTCAAGCCAGTCCAATTCCCAAGAATATCGACCGACCAAAGTAGCAGTCTGCGCCATCGAAAGAGATAGTATCAATTGGCCGGGATACAAAGTCTGATTTTTCACCTCGACCGTGAAAGCCACATTGCTAGGTGACTTTTTAACATGCGCGTCGAAAGTGTAGCCCGTTAAATCCTTAGCAACTCCGCCAGACTTTATAGTTATTGGAATCGCCACGTAGTCACCGGCAACAAAGAAGAGTTGATAATCTGCTGGAAGTTGCGTAAATGAAGACATGGTTAATCCTTATACTCTCAAAAGAAGCCCGATTGCCCACAAGTGGGAGGAGGCGTACACTCACAAGCAACCGGGCGGGAGGATTTAGCTAGTTTTTTAACTTGAGGGAATCTAATCATTTTATCAATCATAGGATTTTGAATCATCCCAGCACCTTCACAATCATGCGAATCCATAACGCTTGTAGCTATTCAAAACAGCGCAACAATCATCCGAAAGTCCAGAGCTGTTTAATCCAGCCAATTGGTTATTATTAGGATTAGCCCATCCCCACGATATTCCGCCCTCTCGATAAGAGGTCAATCCTTCCGCGCGTGCGGAAGTTCTACGATATACACCGACAACTTCTCTAATACACGCTGCGGATATAACATAAGGGAGAGAGTCAGAATCACCAAGTACATAATCTAAGTCGTCTGGATAGTACCATCCGGCTTCATAAGTAGCCACAAAATCACGGCGACCGGAAACAATGTCATACGTCATATTGCGCGTAAAATAATTTCCACACCATCCAGAACCACGATAGAGCCTTCCGGCTTTAGCATCGGTAGGGTCAAACTGATAATCTTGATCCGCAGTACCAGCGTTAATTGTCACACCGGCCAAAGTAACCGCGCTCACCG